CCCCAGCCTAAGCTGGTTTTAGATGTTGATGTGTTTTCATGCTGTTAGCATGACGACCATATAACGCAAAACGCCAACACATCAAAACGTTTTGCGTATATATATGAAAGTAGATCAATCAAATAGCGCACACAATTCAGGTCAGGAATGTATGCTGCATGGACCTACTTATTATGGAGCGCGTTTTAAAAGTAACAGGGGTAGTTGAAGTATATTGTGGTACACTCCGATCTACCCGACAGCCACCCGGCGTCAGAGTAAGACGCGACGCCGATAATGTTACAAGGTGTGTCCCTTTCATAGAACAGATCCCTATAACATTTTACAGGCGCACGACCGCCACTGACTGATCTCCCGAGGGACATAAGCTGCTCTCTACTGAGGCATTGTTTTATAAGTTGGATTAAGGGAAAAGGTTCAAGCAGACCTTTTACCTTCCCGACATGCACAAGCTCCTCAGCAGTTACACTCCCTCGCACGTGTATATCTTTTCGCCTGGCCACTTTAATATGTTCAGGTGCATCATCCTGTACCATACCTGCTATCGTCTTAGAATAACTAGAGGCTAGCATGTAGGACCGGATATTGACCCTCGCATATTCAAGTGCGCGTATTTCGATCGGCGCGGCAGCGTCGCGCAAGTAGCTACCAGTGCTGTAGCTAGGCCAGTTTCGACTGACCTGGTCGCGGAACAACGTAGCACGCTGCTTAGCACCTGCGCCGCTCGTTTTTGGCAAAGGTTGAGCAGCAAAAAACTCCGTTAACATTTCATCCCGTTTTTTACCTGAGAGTCGGATGATATCCTCAGGTATATCCACATAATCAACTGCGGCCCGCATAGCCAGAATCTTCTCCATATCCAGTAACGTATAACGACGGATTGTACCAAACTTGCCAAAACAGGGCGTATTGTCTAGACTAGCAGCACCGTTGAGGAGATCCTTGATGTATTTGAGTTTGCATCCTGTGTAACGACTAACAATACCCGATAGTAGAGATGGGTAAACACCTCTGATGCCACTTCGGTTCTCAAGGGTGTGTACTGCACCCATAATTGAAGTGATAAACTCAGTCTTTGAGAGTCTCGCGAGGTTAGTCCAGTTACCAGACACAGTTGATGAAATGCTCCTGGCAAGGTAACCATAACTCGCCTTGCTAGTGATGCACATACGCAAGAACTCTGCTCCGTGCTGCCCAACGCTTTGTTTTAGCGTGTTCATTCTACAGCCCATAGTTTTACAGTTGGCCAAAATAACCTGTGCATCATCAAAACTAGTAGCGTTAATGAAAATATCATCACCTACGTGAATACTCTGTATCGAACCATATAAGTGCCGGCCGACTGCGAGACGAACATAAGCGGCGTTCAATATACTGTTCAGAAAACTAGTACCACGGTGGCCGGACATTAACGTACCCTTCACACGGGATTCGGGTGAGCTCGTCCGACCTATATATGTATTATCAAAACTGTTACATAATTTGTCGAGTAGCTCCTTTGGATAACCGGTGTACAGTCCCGTTTCTCGGATAACGGTAGCCATAGATTCATTGGAATGCTGGGAGTTGAAATCATCATAATCCAACATAACTGCAACTCCACCGCGTGAGCGTATGTTGTTGACCTTTTCAGCAAGCCCTAGTTGCCCAAACTTACCGGGATCCATTAGTATACGTCGTTGCAACCACGCTGCAGAAACGGGCCCGAGTAGGTGCTCAAATGCGAAGTAAGAAAGGGAATCGCATGCAAGGATCAGTCGCGTTTTCCCGTGCTCAAGTTTAGGACTAGGGCTTACGTGTACGATGCCGGACCAGTTGCTGATAGGCTCGTCGACGACAGCTTCAGCAAACATACGACGGTGAAGCGTGCTAGCTTCGGGGACAAGAGTGCGCATGTCGACGCCAACTTCCGCATCAACAACCGTATTATGTGATCCATTGACACACCAAGCCCAGCGCCGGCTCCAGAATGAATCGAGGTCGTCGAATACAATGTCGCGCCCCATCAGTTCCTCATTCAGTATTTCGCGCACTGTAGCGGCTAGTTCAGCTTGATCCACCCGTATAACGGAGCGCTCAATGAAATCAACATCTGTTCGCTCGGAGGCGAGCGCATTGACATCTATCGTGCCCACACCGCGGCCTAGAAGACACTGCTGCTCTGCAAGCATAGCACCGGGCAGTGAGAAGTTAAGTCCGCAAGACTTGACACAGATACTCAGGTGCTTTGCACGTTCAGGAAATAGAATAGGCATGGTAGCTAACCATAGTGATGACTGTCCGTAGGTTGGGCGCAAACCGAAGAAATATAAGATCGCCGCGACAACACCATCCTCATAAGCGTAGGAGTGAAGTATCTCCAAAACAGGATATACAGCCTCGTTCAAATTAAGACGGTTACATTCTAAGAGCAATTGCCGTAAGCGTATGTTGCTCTTAAGTGCCGCCTGGGGGTACGGCTTACGCGGGAAAAGCAGATAGATTTTAGAAAAACTATCACCTTCTTCCTTCCCGAGCTCGGTTATAAACTGAACATAAGCGGTAAAAGAGGAAGGAAACCTTAAATCCGAGGCTGCAACGCTAATATTTAATCGTTTGGGCATAGCATCACACACAATAGAAAATAATTGGTTCCGTAGGATGTTATTGATATCAGCACAAAGGAGAGATCTTCGGCTACTGAAATACGAGAAAAGTGCACAATTCTTAATAAGGTCAATACCTTGCACATCTATTTGGACTGGGAACGCACAGAGTAGTAAAGACACAGCTACAGGAAGTAATTCCTTGGCCACAACCCCGGTGCCTAGAGCGTGCCATCGCCTACAAAAGCGGGCAGAGCCGGAACTATCACCAAAGATAACAGGGGATATATCGGAGCTATTTATCTTAGACAAAACTACATACTGGTCAGTGAGGCTAAGATTCATAAAAACCACAGTTGGAAAGGATACTACCCTAAGTATCCTAGAAAGATTAGTACCCAAAGTACCTAGCGATTTTACCCTATTATAAGCTTCCGGTGGTAAAACCTTGTTCGACTCGTTGTAAAGAGTCATATTTAACTAGATACTTCCGGGCGCGGTGGTTCACCTGCATCCGGGGAGGGACTAATAGCACTAGGTACCGCATCACGTCTATTGACAGGCGTATTGGGTTCTACGGTACCACTAGAAACGTTCGCCGCGCTAGCTTGATTAGACGGCAATAACATAGGACCTTTGAGTGACTCATTCATTTGAACAGCAGCTAGAGGCAAACCGGTTTCGATGTCACCTTCGGAACGCAGCGCACCACGCTCACCGCCGATTGTTTTACGGCTTATGGAATACATGGCAGTAGGTCCAGGGCCGAGATCAGCAGCAGCGGGTCGGCCGCGTAAACGCGGTGGCGCCGAGAACAAAGGAGTCATCAATTCAACATCAATACCACCAGCAGCAGCGCTTTTAGCTATGGCGCGAGTAAGGGCACGGCTAGCGTCACAGCGGTCGCGGTTAGCTTTCACCGACCATTCAGTAAGCTTACCATTTGGCTGACCAACTGGCGCGGAGGCAGTAATTTCAATAACAGCATTCAGGAATTCAAGATGGCCAGGCACGTGGTTTGGCTCCAAAAAAGCTCCATCACTTATAGAACCGTGAATCACTTCAATTCCCATAGTCTCACCTAGATTGGTGAATTCACCAGGACAAACAAACGGGCTCTGGCCTCTAACCCAGAGGTATTTGGCCAGACATGCACGCTCGCTAATTCCGGCTCGCATGTCGGCTACACCCGGTCCTAGTAGAATGGTACCATTTGTATCAGCCTGTAAGGGAACAACGTGAGCGAGACCGTTCATTGCATGACCGTGAAAGTGAGCGAGGAAAGGAGCTGTACGAGCACTCCGAAAGCGTACCACGTAGTTACTTGCAACGTGGTTACCCTCGCCGACCTGGACGATATCATCCCATGCTTTAAGGGAACGCCAGTCGCCGCGACTACAATAGGAAGCGTAACCTTCTGTCTCAGCCACAAAACCTGTAAAGTCATGGGGTATGATAGAAGTAGGCTCGACCCAGAAATAGGGCGCAACCGTATCATAGTCAAGGTGCCTACAGTTAGGCGAAACCGCACCTAAAGACGACAAGAGGTGTAAAGAAGCAATCGAACCACTATCACGCATACCAAATAGTTTAGCCAAAGCAGCAGTATAGTTATTGCAGAAAGGAGCGGCACCACGTAAAATAGCACTTAAGTTACGGGACGGCCTGTTTCCTGCAGAAACGCCAATAGAAGTACTAGCAGTACCGGGTACCATAACTTTTGAACCTAAGGCATCACCAGAAACAATAGTAGGATACCAGACACCATTATGAGTAATGCCTGGATCACAGTGTGCTACGACAGCCGCCGCACCCAACATGATCGCATCAACATAACAAGCAACGGTGTCACCATTAGTGGTAGAAAGAGCAGGCAATCCGACGTAGCTATCAAGACCGGGGTGTATACCTCCGAAGGGAGGAGAAAAACCGCCGCATCGCAGAGCATCACGTAGAAATCCTCCTTCGTCAGAGTGACTAACGACAGAGACAATCGAGTTAAAACCTTTTACGACACAGTACGAAAATAGATCACCAACACCTGCAGCATCCATGTTAGCACCAAGGATCCTGAGTGCGTCGACAGCAGCCGGAGCAAATGAGTATCCCTCGACATCACGCAACTTGGGTTCGCGCGTGCTCACGTCCATTTCGACGAAGTCGGTAGCAACAGCACCACCCGCACCGCAAACAGCAAATGCGAGAACAGAAAACGTATCCGGAGCCAAAATCGAATCTACCCCTCTAGGGATAAAAACCATTTCAGCGTTAGCTGCCGCTGGCGATGTGAAGGTACCAATCCCATGCAAACGTAATTGACGTTTACCGAGCAAAGTAGAGGCGGTAATACCTTCACTGTATACACTGTCAGCAGCTAATCCTTGCGCGATACGATAGACAACTCCACAAAGATCACTTTTCTCGTATGACTGAGAAAAGTTGGTATATTTGCGGGCCAATGCAGAAAACGTGTCAGACAGAACACGTCCGGTATCATACGCAGTAACGTATGAACATTCCAAGGAAGGTGATTGGCGCATAGCTTCATCGACCGTTTTGAAACGGGCACCGACCTCGTAACGGATTTGTTTGGTGGAAACATCATAGTTACCACCAATAATAGTACGGGAGGAAACGTTCGAGACGTACTTCCGGTATGTGGAAATGTTGTCTAATGACGCGCCACGGGGGCGCGAAATTAGACCAGCGAGCGAAAATTGGTTCGCCACCATGCCAATTTTGGAGTAAAAAGTAATCCAATGAATATCGTCGTGGTAGTAATGTTAGCACTAAGGTATCACAGGAACCCTCCTCCGTCACACTAACACTTCTACTGCCGCTGGTGCCTTGCACAATCGTTCGGAGCAGCCGGTGCTTCTACACCCCCTGCCACT